AGAGTTCTGGACTCGTGCTCAAAACTTGTCTGAGCATAGAGATGTTCCAGAAGAGCACAAAGCAATATTATCCGAGATGTTCCCAATGCCATCACGACCAGGACCTATGAGTGGTGGTGCCGATGTGGATACCAAGAGCAAAAAGTTTAGTCATGGATTGGAGTGGTAATGAAGTGTGCAAACTGTTCTAACGACGCCATGTACGTTTACCGCATAACAAAGACAAAGTCTATTTACTACTGCGGTAAAGATCTACCAAGTTTCTTAGAGGATCGTCGTAAAGCGGGATTACTAAAAATTACGGAGGCATTTACTGAGGCTAAAGAGGCTGTTGCTGAAACACTCTCAGTCCCAAAGAAGAAGGCTTCTAAGAAATCAGAGGAATAGATGAAGTTAATTCGCAAATTTGCGATACAAGGACATGCAATCCCTTCATCTGCTCACAGCCCTAGAGGTCCTTTTCCTCCAGAGGTTCTAGCAGGTCCTCAAATGGATCAAGCCGAATATCACTCCGATTCCCTACATGTAGGTCTCGATGACATCCGATTCTTCAAATGCAAGGACTGTCATACTGTTCTAGAAACAAGTGAACTTGAAGACCATGATTGCGATGATTTTAAGTAGACTTGTCATGCCTCTAAGCGCATGAGGCTTTAACTTCTCTAGAGAAAGCAGACTATTCATGGCAACAAATAACAACGGTAATCTTCTAGATTCCGCAGGCGAGGTCGCTATTGACTTCGTATGGGGTAATTTCCCTATTCAACCAAACGATGCTCGTCCAGATGCAGCAAGTGCAACTCTTTCGACAACAGTCACAACACGAGTCGCAGGCCGTCTAGATCCAGCAGCAGACAACCACATCATCGCTCTTTCAGGATGGAACGGCTTCCCACTGTACAACCCAGACACAGAAGGCGAAGATGTACTTGGTGCAACTGACTATATCCTTACTCCAAATGTTATTGGTCTTACAACAGCAAATGCAACTGATGCGTTGAAGGATGCTTCATTTGGAACAGTGACTGTTGCAACAGCAGCAACAAACGCTGCATCAACAATCACAGCAGTTTCACGCACAGGCACAACAGCAACAATCACCTCTTCAGGTGCTGGCGCCAAGTACCCAGTTGGAACAAAAATCACAGTTGCATCTCTTGTATCCCCAGATACTGCTCTCAATGGTACTTGGACAGTTACAGCAGTTGCTACAAACACCGTTTCGTTTACAACAACAACTTCAGGAGACCTTTCAACAACAGGACTTACAGTTGCAGGCCTAACAGGTGTTGCTGGAACAATCAAGACACAGTCAATTGCAGCAGGACAGAACGAAATCGTTCCTGGATCTACAATTGTAATTACACCATTCGCAGCAGCATCATAATCCACTAGGATAAAACAATGGTACGTCCAGTAGGCGGTAGAGCAGTGAGCAGTCAACGCACTGCTATACCGTCTTCTGGCGAACTGCTTGGTCAGATCTCTGGAAACTTTGTTGGTCTTCCAACAGCAGCATCTTCTGGAGAGTTCGGTGGCATTGAGTTTCTTGGTGAAATTGACAAGTACTACAAGCCACAATCTTTTGGAGAGGCAAACCGCCGCAATCAGGCTGGCGATGCATTAGCACAAAGCATTGACTCTGATGCGTATTACATTGACTCAGACGGAAATTACGTCGACCGATCCTCTTACCGCCAGTCTTACGATGAAGATGATGACACAGGCGAACTCATTGTCCCTGGTTACAAAGGACCACAAGCAGATGAAGGCACCGCAGCGGCTCCACTGACTGTTGTTCCTACATCTAGCAGCAGACCAGAACGACCTCGCACAGTAGCGGCAGGTTACGACAGGGTAAGAGGAGTTCTAACGGTAGTTTTCCGTGATGGAACCTTCTACAACTACTACGAAGTAACTCCATCTGAGTGGCAGAACTTCAAGAGGCGTGTCTCAAAGGGCCAATACATTTATAAGTACTTAGACTTTAAACCTCGTGGACCTGCTAATGTTCGCTCTATCCCAGCAGGTGTGCGTAAAGAGTTCTACCGTTATGCTCGTATCTCTCAGACAAGCAGTCGTGGAAAGCAGTACAGCACTACATCCAGAAAGAAGTAAATGCCAAAGGTACACACTATCGGACCAGTATTTGTTCAAGTCACTAGATTCCCTTATGAGTGGGGCAATAAACTCGTTGTTCGTGGCTGGAGCCAAGAAATTGAAGAACCGTACAGAACTGCTACTCCGTTCATAGTACGATTACCCAAGTACCATGGACTAGTCTTAGGTAAGTGGGGAGCCATGAAAGAGGAAGAAGAAGCACTAAGCGGAGCACTAGCAAGACGGGAAGTTACATACGATGATTTTACGGAAGAAGCAGGCTGGACACCAGCCCCAGACTCGGATCGAGAAGCGAGTGTCGATGGTCTCTACTCCAGATTTGATCTCATGGATGGAGCAGGCAATGTTTACAATCGGCAAGAACATATCTACATGGCAGAGGCATCAGAGTCAAGCAGACCTTGATGAGGTAGTGATGGGCGCTGAAGCCTTTCACGCTATTGCCAAAGAGTTAAAGCGACGCTCACAGAGTTCTCTATGACAGTAGATGAAGATAAGTTTGAGGAAATCAATCCTGAGTTCTATCAGAGCGATGAACAGGGTGATACTGAGCCAGTAGACGAACCGCTGGATGAACTGTCACAGCAGTTTGTTGACAAACTTATCGAAAAAATTATGGACTTTCTGAAAGTCCTTGTTGGTCATGATCTCCACCCTTACCAGAAGCCACTAGCACGACGTATTATTGAGTCCGTCATCATTAACGATGGCGAAGAAATTACAGCATTAGCATCACGTCAGTCGGGAAAGTCAGAGACTGTTGCTGACACAGTAGCCACACTCATGGTGCTACTTCCTAGGCTTGCAAAGTTATACCCAGACTTACTTGGTAAGTTCAAAGACGGCTTGTGGGTAGGCCTATTTGCACCGACTGAAGGACAGGCTGAAACATTATTTGGTAGAACCGTAACTCGCCTTACCTCTGAGCGTGCACTAGAGATCCTCGGTGATCCTGAGATTGACGACTCAACTGCTCGTGTAGGCGGTGTAACTCGTCAGATTAAGTTAAAGAAGTCAGGCTCTACAATTACAATGATGACTGCAAACCCTCGTGCAAAGATTGAGTCTAAGTCTTTCCATTTGATTGTTATCGATGAGTGCCAAGAAGCAGATGACTTTGTTGTATCCAAATCAATCTCACCAATGCTTGCGTACTACGCAGGAACAATGGTTAAGACTGGAACACCTACAACAAGTAAGAACAACTTCTACAAAGCAATCCAGATGAACCGACGTCGTCAGACGACTCGTGGTAATAGACAGAACCATTTTCAATGGGACTGGAAAGATGTTGCAAAGTTTAACGATAACTATGAAAAGTTTATTAGAAAAGAAATGCTACGTATTGGTGAGGAATCAGATGAATTTCAAATGTCGTACAACTGCAAATGGCTTCTTGAGCGAGGCATGTTTGTTACTTCGAACATTATGGACGACTTGGGCGACACTTCTCAGGAACTGGTTAAGGTATGGCATAAAACCCCAGTCGTTGTCGGAATCGACCCTGCTCGTAAAACTGACTCTACAGTCGTTACTGTGGTTTGGGTTGATTGGGATCGTCCTGATGAGTTTGGTTATTTTGATCACCGAGTCCTTAATTGGTTAGAGATGCAGGGAGACGATTGGGAAGAGCAGTACTTCCAGATCGTAAATTTCCTCAGTAACTACGACGTCCTTGCTATTGGCGTCGATGCCAACGGTGTAGGAGATGCTGTGGCACAGCGTCTAAAGTTATTGATACCTAGAGCAGAGGTTATGTCGTTAACCTCTAGCCCTAGTGAGCAGTCTGGTCGTTGGAAGCATCTTCAAGCACTAATCCAACGCAAGATGCTCGCATGGCCAGCCCATGCAAAAACTCGCAGACTTCGTACTTGGAAGCGTTTTTACCAGCAGATGGTGGATGCCGAAGTTCAATACAAAGGACCTAACTTCTTAGTTGCCGCCCCTGACGAATCCTATGCACACGATGACTTTGTGGACTCTTTGGCTATCGCTTGCTCCTTAACTAAGGATTTGGTCATGCCCGAAGTTGTTGCATCAAGTAATCCTTTTTTCTAGTTGAACAACATAGACCGCCTAAAAAGGTGGAAACTATGTACTAGGAAAAGGCCTTTCCAATACATCCTTAAGGAGTAAATATGACAATCTCACCAGCACCTCGCTTTCCAGAGCGTGCACCTCAGATCTACGAAATGAAAGAGTCTGGCAACGCAACACGCCGTGGACCACTACGTTTTGAAGAAGGAGTAGCAACTGACACAGATGTGCCAGAAGATTTCCAGGTAGGAATGATGTCAGGTTCTGCAACAGCACCTGGCCGTCCAAACCGTAACGCACCAGTGTGGCAGAAGACTGCGGCTGAAACTCTTTCAGACCGTGCACACGTTGGATCAGCATCATGGACAGAAGCACCAACATATCTTGGTGAGTTCGCACATGGAACAATGAATGACTACTCAGGCGCTCAATTTGAGACTGCAGTTCGTTCAGGTGGACGTACACAGCGTATGTCACCAACAGTCGTAAACGACTAATAGTTTAATAAGTACGCCGACCCACCCTTGCACTAGTGTGAGGGTGGTTAGGCTATCCTTGGAGGAGACATGAGAAAACCCGCAAACCCAAAGTTGTATGCAACGATCGTTGCTATGGCTCGTGCTAAGTACTCCTCATACCCAAATCCTGGCGCATCAGCATGGGTGCACAAGAAGTATGTACAAAGCGGTGGACAGTTTATTGAGACCACTGAAGCAACACGTCGTGCAGGTATGGAAAAGAAAAAAGCCGACAAAGAAAAATCAAAACACCTAGAAGAGAAAAAAGACGCTAAGAAAGATAAGAAGAAGAAGTAATGTCCTTTCTTGACTTTAGTCCTCCGTCGTATAGAGCAGCGTCTAGCGATTTAACGATCTCTATTTCGCCACTTGGTTTAGTAGAACTTGCTGACGAAGAATTTGAAGTACATGGTCCCCGCCTCAATCGTTACTCACTTAACTGGGCGATGTACCTCGGTCATCACTGGGGTTACCGCCGTGAGCAAGGCGAAATGCAGATTGCAGTTAATTACTATCGTGCATTTAATGATTACCTTTCACGTTTTACATTTGGTAACGGTCTACATTTCCGTTCACCTAAAGCAACAGAAGCAATTGTTCCAGACCGCTTAGAGCGTATCTGGGAAGTAGACAACGACAAGATGCGTGTTCTACTTGAGATTGGACAGCAAGGCGGAATTACAGGCGACGTATTTGTAAAGGTCGCATACGAAGAGCCATGGACAGACTCTGCTGGTCACTTCCATCCTGGTCGTGTTCGTATCTTGCCAATGAACTCCTCTTTCTGTTTCCCTGAGTTCCACCCACACGATCGCACACGCCTATTGCGTTTTAAGCAGAAGTATCGTTTCTGGGGAACATCACTAGAAGGTACACGTCAAGTGTTTACCTACACTGAAATTTTGACTGACGACGTTATTGAAGAATACGTTAACGATGAGTTGATTGACTCTCGTCCAAATCCACTTGGTCTAATCCCAGTGGTACACATACCTAATGTTCCTGTTTCAGGATCGCCGTGGGGTCTCTCGGACGCACACGACATCATCACTATCAACCGTGCATACAACGAAATTAGCA